GATTTTGTCCATCATGCACCTCACTGCGACAGCACCGTGATCGATGTCACCGTGCCGCCGGTCGTCATGTAGTTGATCGTAGTCCATCTCGCCGGGTGCCCGAGCGCGCTGAAGGCGTTCGTCGCCGTCAGTGTGTCAGCGCGAAGCCACGTCGCCACGCTGGTTCCCGATGTCAGGTTCGTGATCCTCGCATTCGTCGCCCCGAGCTGGTTCGTCAGCGTCTCGCCGTTTAGCACGATCTTGTCCGCGCTGATCGTCACGCTCGATCCCGCGTCGTTCACCGCGGCGACAATCGAGGCGGCGTTGATCGAGCCGTTCGTCACGACGAGCGAGATGTTCCCGGCATTTACGCTGATGTCGCTTTTCATGTCGTTGAGGTTGTTGTTCGCGTATATGATCGTACCGCCGGCGCTGATCGCGACGCCGCTTTCCTGCAGGATGTCCTCGACGTTGGTCATGTCGATTTGATAGGCCCGCAGGCTGATCTGGTACTGGTTTGCGGTGATTTCTGTCTCGAACTCTGAGCGCTGAAGTTCCGCGTTTGTCTGGCCTCGGCCACCACCGCCGCGCCCACCTCCGCCGCCGCCGCCCGCTTGTGATGCCGTCTCGCGGCTGATGTAGATAATATTCGGGATATATGCGCCGATGACCGGGCGCGTCGCCGTTGGGTCGAGAAGATCGACCGTAAGCTGGACGATCTCAAGCTGAAGTTGTGCGCCGATGGGCTGAATATCAACCAGCGCCGTATCATGCAGTCTGATCGGCTCGTCCGCATACCCCAGCCGGTACAGGTCGCGCACCGTGCAATCGACCGTAACTTTGGGAGCGTTTGACGTCTTCAGTGAGGCCCATGTTTTCTCAAGCAGGATTTCCGCGTCGTCGATGTCGGCATTCTGATAAAATCCCCAGCGCGGTCTGCCGTTGCGCCCGTATAGCGCCGTCGCCTCAGGGTCTTCTATGTACGTCTGCCCGGATGGCTTCGCCGGGTGTTCTGCCGTCTGAGTCCACTCTGCGTCCGCGAAGGTCAGCGCCTGATTGTCAGTTGACTTGCCATAACCATACATGGCCGTTATAACTTCGCTGTCATCATAGACGACTCCCGCCTCGTCGGTGTTCTTGTCGAGGCTCAAACGAAGCCCGCGCCACGTGCCACCTGCAGGCACAATATCGAGGTATCGGCCCGTAATGCCGCTCGCGTCATAGGTCACTCGCGGCATGATGTACGCATTCCAGTTTGTCTCGATTGTTCTGACGCCCTGCCAGACGCTCCCGCGCGAGATGTCCGCGCTCTGCGTCCCGGTCGTCGTGTCCGTGCCCACCTGCCAAAGCGTCCCGGCCAGCAGCCTACCCAGTGCCGCGCCTGCCGTCTCGTCGGTGATCTTCACGTTGTCCGTGTGCTCGTCGCTCAGCTCGCTTATGACGATGTGCTCCGCCGTTGTCCGCTGATAGTGGTCAGGCTCGAGGCTCTCCACCTTCCTGATCTCGAAAAACTGGGAAACGCCCTCCGGGTCTGTGAAGCCGATGCGCTGCCCGCGCTGAATGGCCTTGCCGTCGATGTAGGGAAACTCCGCTGACAGGCTCATCTCCTCCACGGTCCACACCGCGCTCTCAGCGTCAGCCCGGGAAAAAAGCACCGCGTCCGCCGCCGTGAAGAACAAAAACTCCATTACATCCACCTCTCACGCCAGCGCACGGTGCCCGTGCCCGTGATCGTCATGCTGCCCATTTTCGGCTTTATGAATGTGGAGCCGAAGGTGTAGGCGCTCATGATGGACGCGCCGCCAACCGCTGCCGTCTGCCGGTTCAGGTCTATGACCATATCGCCCGCCGGTATCGCCGAAAATGTCATCGTGTCGCCGCCGTCGCTGTAGCTCTGGTTCGTGGCCTGCGCCGTCAGCGTCCGCGTGATCTGCATCAGCGGCGCGGCGCTCCCACTCACGTAAAACGCCGTCCCGCAGGCCGCCGTTCTCTCCGCCTCGGATGTCCAGAATGGGTTGTCCATCGTCGTGAACACGACGCGCAGCTTGCTTTCCCACCATTGCCTCAACGATGGCTCCGGGAGCTGGGTGCATATCGCCTCAAGATAGCGGCCATCATGCCCGGGCAACTGAAGCCGGCCGGGCGTGTCGCTGGCGGCCCACGCGTTGACGGCCAAAAGCGCATCTTGCCGCATCTGCCATTGGTCATCGATCAACGCGAATGATACCTCAACCGTTCGGCTTCTGGGTATGATGCGCACGAAATCCGCGCCCGCCAGCGTGCCTCGCTGACGGGCCACTGCATTAAGCGAAATGGGGGAGACCCGCACGTCCATGACGCGAACTTCAGGGACGACGCTTTCAAGCGCAATGTTGTTGAAATATATCATCCCTGCCAGCCGCTCCTTTCGAGATTCCTGTAGCTGTTTGCCTGCGACGCCGATATAACGCGGCCCACCGTGCGCCCGTCCAGATACACGTTCCCGCCCGCGCTCACGTTGTCTCGCATGACGCCGCCCAGAGCGTCGTAATCAATCGAGTTTGCCGTGCTCGCGCCGCCATACCGGAAATTGCGCCAAACCTGCGCCTCTGCTGCGGTCAGGATGCTTTCGCCCTCGTGGAGGACGCTTAGGTATCCGTCGAATGGCACATAATCGAGGCCGTTCGCGTTGCTGCCGTCGGGGACGTTGACGCTGTGATTCAGGATGCCGCCGCCGGGCGTAAAGCTCGTAAAGATATGTCCGCGGCCAAAACTGAAGCCGGTCGCCAGATCGAGCCGGGCGAGCTGCGCCAGAACGAGGTCGACCTCCGTCGTCAGGTCTGGCAGTTTCGCCGCGATGCCGTTAACCAGCCCTGACAACGTGCTCTCCATCGCTGTCTTTGCGCCGTCGGCGAGGTCGAGGTTCGTAATCATCTGGTTCGCGTCTTCGACAAGCCCTTGGAAAACCGCGTCAGCGTTAAGCCGTTGCATGGTGAGCATGTCCGTAAAGCCCTCTTTGCCCGCCTCGGCCTGCGCGAATGCGTCGTTGATGTCCTTGACCTGCTGCGCTGTCGCGCCTGTCAACGCGCCCAGATAGTCGTAACTCTCAAGGCTGCCGTCGCTCAACGATGCCAAAAGCTCCTCACTATATCCCATCTGCCGCGCCGTTATAATTCGCTTCTGGTATTCCTGCATGTACGAGATCTGGTCTTGCAGGCCCTTCAGCATGTTCGCCGCTGTGGGTATCGTGTTTTCCGCGTCTGCGATCTTGATCTGTATCTTGCCCTTGTCCTTAAGGTCTGCCATCTGAGCCGTCAGGTCTTTAACTTTGCTCCGTGCTTTTTCGGCTGGGCTTTCGATTTCGCCGAAGCCGTTGACGACAGAGCGCACCATTGTTTCGGTGTCCTCGCGAGTTTTGTCGTAATAATCATTTACGGCCTGCAACGCTGTACCCAGCCCGGTAAGTGCGTTCGTCGCTGTCGTGGCTGCCTCGCCCGTCAGGTAAAAACTTTCTGCAGTCTGTGTCGCGGCGGATTCGGTGTCGGACATTTTATCCTGAACCGCTTCTTCCTGCTGATTAAGTATATCCAGCGCGGCGTTGTAGTCGGCAACATACTGATCATATTTGTCGAGGGCTTTTTCTGCTTTGATGGTTGCTTTGTCCCAGTCGAACAGCGCTTGCGAGCGCTCGTCAAATCTGTCGCCCACGCCCCCGATAGCATTATTTATCCACCCGGCCCTGATCTGGGCTTCTTCGGCATCGGTCATGCCCATCATTGTTAGCTGCCTGCCGAGCCGCTCCTTCTCGGCCTGCGCCACCAGATATTCAGCATAAAGCGAATATCTGTCACCGTATTGTTCGCTCAGGGCTTGCCGTTTTTTGCCGATGTCAGCGAGCGTAGCCTGAAGGATCTCCGTCTCGCGCCACGCCGTGATATAATCCTGCAATGCTTTTGTGCCGCCCTCGACTTCTCCCGTCTCGGTATTGATGATCGATGACAGCCCAGGGATAACTCCGACCAATTGCTTGCAGATATTGAGCCACATCGCCTGAGCGTCTGCGACGTCCCCGGTCTCTATGCCCAGTGCGGTCAGATACTCCGCGTATTCGTCGGACGCGCCGAACAGGCCTGACAATACGGTTTCACTGTTTCCGCCTGTAAAGCCGGCCATGAACGTTTGCTTGAGCTTGTCCCAGCCATCAGCGCTTTGCGGGTCCAGCGAGTTTGCGCCCGCCGCCAGCGTTTCAAGCCACGCCTTTGTATCTTCGGCGCTTTCGCCGGTCAGGGCCGTCAAGGCTCCGGCGTCATCGGCCAGCGCGCCCAGGAGTGTTTTCCACGCCTCGGCCTTTTCGGTGCTCGCGCCGTCGGAATTGATAGCCGCTGACAGCGCTTCTATATTCGTGCCAGCGTTGGCAAGGCCGGTCAGTGCGCCCGTGTTGCCGAGCACAGCAATGAGCTTGTTCCATCTGTCAGGCGCCGTGGTTTCGAGCGCGTTCACGCCGCCGGTGATCTTGCTCAGGTATGCGCTCTCACCGTCATCCGTCAACGTGAAGGCGTTCAACTGGTTCAGTATATTTACCAGTGCTTGCGCCTTTTCTGCCGTGCTTTCTATCTCGGCTACTTTCGTCGCCGTATCGAGGGAGATGTCGTTGAAATCGTCGAATATCGTCTTGTCGTTGTTCTGCGTCAACGTGCCCAGCATATTGTTCGCCGCAGTGACGACACTTGTAATTGTAGGCAGGAGCGTTTCGCCCAGTTTCGTCTTGAGGCTCTCGATGTTCGTCTCAAGCATGCGCATTCCATTCGCGTATCCGTTGCTCGTCCGTGCGAAGTCGCCCTGGGCGTCGGCGGTCGCCTGCATTATGTATTGGTATCTGAGCATGATCTGTTCGCCCTGATCCATTTGTGCGAACGTCTTCGTCAGCCCCTGTTGCAGCGCGAATGCTTCGAGATTCGCCGTTGACATGTTAATGCCCAGCTGCTTTAGCGGTTCGGTCTGGCCGCTTATGCCGGACTGGATTTTCTGGAATGCGCTGTCGAAGTCCAGATTGTAGAATGATGCCATGTCTGCGGCGAGCCCCGCGAGGTCGGTGCTCATCTTCATGATTTCCGGGCCTGCCATGCCGGATGATTTGGCCATCGCGCCGAGCGTTGACGCAAACCTTTTCGCCTGGGTCTCTGTCAGGCCGAATTGTTCCCCGGCCTTGCGCGCCCACGCGTCAATCTTTCCGCTGTCCTCGCCGAATGTCGCATTGACAACATTTTGCACCTCTTCGAGGTCGGACGCTGCGTTGATTGCTTCCTTGCCGAGCTTCAGAAGTTCCTTGCCCGCATTAATGGCAAAATCCTTAATGCGCTCGACATCAAACGCCCGCCCGAAGGCTTGGCTAATGTCGTCGCTGCTTTCTTCGGCCGCATTCGTCCACCTGCGGCTCTCGCTGCGTATTGCCTCGGTTGTCTCGTCGAGGGCCTCGCGCAGTGGCCTGTTGTCGCCTTCGATCGAAAATACAACGCGCCCGTCATCAGCCATTATTACCACCTGCCATACTTAAAAGTCCGTCAAAAATGCTCCGCACCGATCGGTCGTAATTCTCGGCCATCTCTTCGTCCGTCAGCTCAAGCGCGTGCGCGACTTTTGCTTTTGCCAGCCATGCGCGCTCCTCGGCGTTCCACTTTGTGGGCTTCGGCATGGGCCGCGCTCGGATCGTCAGCACGTCTGAATATCTCGTGCCCTCCGCGATGCCTGCAAGGAGTGCCGTAAACTCAAACCAGCTCAGATGATCGCGCCAAAGATTTATGCCGTATTCCTGATAAAATGCCGCGAAAATAAGCTCGGCGTCTTGGTCGATGTCCGTGATTTTCTTGTTGTCACTCGCGCCGCGTCTGTCACCGAAAAGTAATTCGCGCAGCGCTTTCAGTAGCTCAATCTGTCTGCTTCGCTTTCGTGGCGGGTGTCGCATCATGCAGCGAAGCGCGAGCCAGTCGCGCGCCTCATCGGTCAGGTCGACGCGCGTCATGATTTCGTTCATGCGCATCACGTTTCTGAAGTCGGTGTCTATCCTGTACCGCCGCCCGCTGACCGTGACGTGGGTCGGGATTTTATCGTGTATGCGCATAGGCTCTCTTTTGTGCCCGCGTGACTTTTTTATTCAGGCGCTCTGAAAAATACTGTGAGCAGATCGCGAAAACGCACCCCGCATTCTCCCGGTAAAACTCAAACAGTTTCTCGGCCTGCGCTTTGCCGAAAATCGTCTCGGCAAAATATCGGGCTATTTCTTCGAGCTGTTCCTCGCCGCCCTCTTGCTGTAGCTGTATTGACTTTTCCCGAACATTCAGCAGCCCGGCCACCATGCGCTGGGCGTCGCCGTCGACCGTCAGGCGGAGCGTTTCGCTCCCTTCTTTGATCGTCAGCGTGTCATGCACGCGGTTCAGCGTCAAGGGCCGCTCGAATAGCCGCCGGACATAATCAAATATCATGGTGCCCTCCATATGCAAAAAATAGGGAAGGCGCTATAGCGCCCTCCCTGTTGTGTTGATGTCCGTCAGGTCACATCCGTAACCGTCGGCGTGCCGTTGAAGTAGATCGTGCAGCCGAAGGCGTTCACGTCCAGCGTCTGGCCGCCGAAGCTGGTCACGTCGCCGATGGTGGCATCGCAGATAATCTGTTTGCCTTCAGCCACGATCTTGACCGAGGTCTTGCGATCGTCGCCGAGCGCAAACTGCTTGCTCACGATGTAGTCCTGCGCAGGATCGCCCACGATGCGCCGCCCGCTCACGCTGATCTGCGGGGCCGCGCCGGTTACCTCATTGTGCGCGAAGCCCTGGCCGCACAGGAAAAAATACTGCTGATTCTGCTCGTTCGGCGTGAACTCCATGCCCTCGATGCCCTTGCACAACTTGGCATAAGTCCACGTCGTGCTGCTCAGCTCAGTGCCGATGTACAGCTCGTTCGCCCAGTTGGGATTCATCCAAATCACTCTCCCATAAAATAATACCTGACCGACAATGCGCCGGCCATCAGCCATTGGTTGTTATCCTCTCGCCCTATGACGCTCGGCCACGTATAAGTCGTGATGTCTACGATCTCCCACCCATACGCCGAAGGATACGTGCGAAGCCGTGTCAGTTCCTCGAATATTCGCGCCATGTCGTCAGATAGGGTCTGGAGGTTTGACTGCTTCGCGTTGATCGTCACATCGAGGGGGATGTATTGTCCTTTGTCCAGATAGGTTTCGTTCGTGCTCGAAGGCCCAGGCTCGCATACGATGCCAGGCCCCGTCGGGAGTGCGCCGCGCGTGACGGTTGCGAACAGATGCAGACCATTCATGAGATTAATCACGGCCTCAACCACTTCATTCATCACGCTCAATGCGCACCTTACCTCCCATCAGGGCCTGAAGTTGTCGTGCCCACTTTTCGCTGTACCGCTCTTTCGCCGCTTCTGCCCATCGCCACGTGGCCTGCGGATTCATGTCGGCGTACGCCGTCCTGATCTCCCAGTATTGCCTCTTGGCGTATGGAGTTTGCCATATAAGCTTTCCCTCCGCGAGCCTTGAATGTATGAGGCTTGATGCGATGAGCGCGCCGGTGTCCATCTTGCAAAATTCATTACAGTCTGCGAGAATCTCTTCAGCCATGGGCTGCATTATCGCAGGATCAGAGATGTCAAACCTTTCGAGCACGCGCGCTTCGTCAAACTGGATCTTGATCGACATTATACGCACCCCACTTCATAGTGGTGCAGATCATCGTCGGCCTCTCGCAGCGCGTCAACCGTCATCACTGTGTATGTTTGGCCGCGTACCGTTACGCGCATGTCGCCTCCGGCCTCGTGCGCGCTTTCGAGAAGCGCGGGCCAGTCCAGATGCGGGGTCGAGCGTCTCGCGTCAACGAAAAGCACAGACCGCAGCTGCTGATCTGTGTTCGTCTTGTTCTTCCTGATCTCGGTCGTCGGCTGCATGTGAACGTGCTGTACCGTATAGTGCGCGTATGTCTGATTCTGATACAAATCGACGCCCGTACATACGTCCACCTCGGCTGTCGTGCGTAGGATGCGCGCCGGTATCGGTGCAAGCATCAGTACCACCACCCAGCCGCGAACGGTTCGCCCGCTGTCGGAACCTGCGGATTTATCAGCCCGGTCTGTTCGAGGTAGGAGACGGACAGCGGCGAGATTGCCGCCGAAAGTCTCCCGGCCCCTGCTCCCGTGCTGGCCTTGCCCTGAACCGAAACCTTGCCCACTGTCCATCCGCCGTCTGAGCTGTCCCCGGTCGCCGTCTCGGTGCCGTTGACCGCGAAGAAATCGACCTGCGCACATACAGCCTTCTTGTAGAGCGTCTGGATCATCTGCGGATATGAGCTGAAATTGTCTCCCGTGACCGCCCAGCGCGTCATAGCGCCCACGACGTCCTCAGCGCGGGCGCAGAGCGCCGGGAAGGAGGCCTCGTCGGCCTCCGTTCCCACGTAGACGGTCGCATAAAAGTCGAAGTCTACAATCGCG